GATTCCAGCGTGCGCGTTCGCGATCTGTCGGGTACACCTCTATGTCCGTCGTGCCACAGAACGGGCACGGTTCCAGCGTCATCTCGCTCACGATTGCACCTCCGGCGCGGTGGCGAGCAAATCGACATGAGCCATTAACTTGGCAAGTCTCGGCCGTGGCATCCGCATACCAGCCTTTGGCTGCACGCATTGCGTGGTATTCCAAACGGCAGTCTCGGCACGCGCTCCGGCGTAGTCCTCCAACAACTCCGCGAATGTTTCGCGCCACCCGTCCGGCACCTTCGCCTGCATCAGCGGGGCGACGGCGGTGAGGGCTATTCTCATGGCCTCTAGACGCCCTTCGTCCAAGTTATGCAAATAGGCTTCTAATGCGATGTCCGCAATCTCATCCGTAATCTCAATGCTCATTTCGTTCTCACGTTATTCGGGCGAAGGGGTTGGGGTTATCCATGCTCCGGTGGTTGTTGCTTGCCGGCTTTCTTGAATACCTCGTTACGGAATTCTCGGCACAACTTGTCCAGCGTCCAGGCGTCAAGGTCGCTTAGCGGGTAGCTCGGGACTTCCTTCATACCGTCCTGTTTAAAGCCCAGCTTTGAAACCGCTAATACAAAGTCCGGCGTCTGAAACGGATGCAATTCAACTTCTAATGTGGCTTTCATTCGCTCACTCTCCAAGTATTCCGCCAAACCCGTCATCCAAGCGGACGGCTAATGGGCCGCGTCGCATCGTGTCTTGATGCTGCTCATGCTGTCTTTCGCTGGATGGTGTTGATAATTTCCTGTACGTCCGCCTCCATCAGAAGGCAAGCCGCTTCAAGACGCTGGATGTATTCTTCGTCGCGTTCGACACGCTGGATGTAAATTCGTAGTTCCTCGGGGAAGTCGGGGTGGTATGAAATAAAATCCCACCACTTGCGTCCAGTGACCCACAAGCCACCCTGGATCTGCTCGATGTGTTCGGGCGGCAATCCGGTCAACAGCGTTTGCAGATGCACTTCCGACGACTCGGGCGACTTGATTTCGCCACCTCCATCGGCCCCGACAAGAAAATCCGGTGAAGCACCAATGAAGTCATACTTTGGATGCTGGAAAAACCCGCATTGTTCGACGATCACGCCTGTTTCGGCTTGGTACGCCGCGACAGCGGCCGGCTCAACGTCACGGCCCCATTGCAACGCCGCCGCTCGGACCTGCTTGCGTGGTTTCATGGTGAGGCGCTCGGCGGCAAGCTGGTGCGCGTAGTTGGCCAGGGCAAGCGGTTGCGGCTTCGTCTGACCTTTGCGCGGGCCAGACTTGAACTTGCCCATCTCACGCTCAACCATCACATCACACATGCGCGATGCGGTGATTTTGCCTGCGCGTTCTGCAAACCAACCATCTGACCGTTGCTCGATCATTCTGCGACCTCCTTGTCAGCGTCCTCTGCGGCCTTTTGATACTTCGGCATCAGGTCGGCAACAAGCTGGCGCTTCTCCTTCGGCCACGCCTGCCACATAGCCAAGAACTTATCGCGGCCAAGCGCGGACACGTCACTGGCCTCCTTGTCGGCGGCATCGCGTTCCGGGCCTTCCTTGATGGTTTGTTGCACGGCTGCGTTTCCGGCGCTCGCGTGGTTTTGTCCCGCTATCTGCTCGCGCAACTCTTCCGGCAGGTCTTCAATGTCTTGCGTGAAGATGTCGGATGCCGCCGTGACCGTAATCACCGCATCGACCTGGGCGCGCTTTTTCGCCATCTTGAGGATTGTGTTTGCAACATCAGCCGGATTGGTGCGTACCTGCTGTTTCTTCTCGACGCGGTTGTTCCACTTGGCGAACTTTACGCGCTTGCGATTTTCCGGCGTTACCTCGAACTCTTCCTCACAGACCGCTGCGCGCCATGCGTATTTATCCTCTTGGCTGCTGCATTCGCCAATGCCTGCGCCAAGCAATGCGTTGCTAGATGAATAAACCTTCACGGTGACGCGGTAATGAACCTCGCCGCCTGCACTTAGGTCATCAACCTCCGGGATGCACGCAAGCCGGAAAGTTGCCATCAGCTTCTCGGCGCCGGCCTTGAACAGACTCTTCGACTTGGTGCCGGGAATCGTCCCGTAATGCGTGCCGTCGCGCATCGTGGAGCGCATGACATCCTGCATCAGATTAACCTGCGCCTGGATGTCTCCGGCAGTCAGGCTCCGGTCGCCGTATGTCCCAACGGCTTGTTGTGTCATCGGCACCACTTGCATGCTGTTGCTCATTTCAACTCCTCGTTATTGCGTTCCATCTGCTCCGGCGCCCACGCCCAATCCCACCACGGCGAGTCCTCTTGCGGACATCCTTCGACTGGCTCAGTCATCGTCGGGAACCTCGCGGACCTTGACGCAGCGGATGCGGCGTTCGCCAGCGTGTTCATCCGCGATATAGCGAGATTTATGCACGCCGAGCGAATCCCCATCCGAATACACATTCACCCAGCCCTCGATCAGCTTGGGCTTGATGCGGATATGAAAGAGATCCCAGTCCGCAATGTAATGACGTCTTGCGGACACCCACCCTACGTCGATTGAATGACAATTGGGACTGACCTCGACCTCTTCTCCGCGCTCGAATGCTCGAAGTGCCTCGGCGCGCTGCTCGTATTCCGCGATCTTTTCCGCTGTCGTCTTCATCTCGAATCCTTGCCCGAATCGTCGGGCGTCGTGTTGGAAAGGGGTGCAGGCGTGGTGATGCGGAAGGCGATCAGCACCGGCCTTCCGTTGACCATCCGGGTGCGTGGTGCCGCAGCTCCGGCGTTCTCGCGCTCGCGCATGGCGTCGGCAACGCGCGGGTTGTGCAGCTGCATGCGCTCGACCGCGGACAGGGGGCGACAGCCTGCCCAGCTGCAGCGCTTCGGATGGAATAGGGCGCGAAGTGGGTTCATGCCTGCCGGCTCCGCAGCTCGGCCAGGTTGCGCAGCTGACGGCGTGCGCGCTTCGCCTGTGCGGCGGCTATCCTCCGCGCCTTTTCATCAGCGGATCGCGTCAGACGCGGCGGCGGCACGCGTGGGCGGTAAGCGGAAACCCTGGGCCTCGCCACACCTCCCACGAAGCCGAAAAGAAGGGCGAGCGATGCGGCTTGTGTGAGTGTGCGTTTCATGCGAAATCCTCAAAAAGGGTGCCAGCCACGGCGCGAGGGGAGGGATCGTCTCGCACGATTGCGAGTGCCGTGGCCGGCGTGGAAGGGTTGCGGGGCAGCGCCTGGTCGCGTGCAAGCCGCTTGCAGATCACGTCGCAGATGCGGGCCTGCTGCTCGGGGGTGAATTCGCGCAGTTCGATAAAATCCGTCACAGCACATCCTCCCCAGCCTGTATGCACGCATCGGCCATAGCTGCCCGCGCATGCATGCGGATCAGCCGGCCAAGCTCCGCGTCGTCTGCGCCAGACCGGCACAGTTCGAGAATGTGTGTTTTCGCGGGGCCGTCGCTCCACATCGCATCGGACAGCGCGATGTCCCATTCACTGAGCTTCGATTGGATCTTGCCGTAGTGCGCATCCGCCGCGACGATCACCTGATTGATCGACTCGACCGGCTCCGACAAGTCATCGGCAAGCGCGACGATCAGCTGCACAACTGGGTCGGTGTCATGGCGCACCATGTCGGCCTGCATCGCGTCCAACTTCTCGCCGGCACTGGTGTCATCGTCGGCGTAGGGCGCTTGCAGCCATGCGTCGTGTGCGGTCAGGGCGCTCATGCTTCACCGCCTACGCGGGCGATGGCTTCGCGGCGGCGCAACGTAGCGTCCGCACGCGCGATGCAGCTACCTGACCTGAGTGCGGCGTCGTATGCCTTGTCGGCCTCGATCAACTCGCGCACCGCATCCCGCGCTTCACTCGACTCGCGAAACTCCGCCGCCGTCAGCAATTCGGACGCGGCCACCGCATCGCGGCGCATGATGTCCAGTACGTCAATCGTTTTCTCGTTCATGCTCCAATCCCCCACACGTAAGCCCAGCAGCGCATGCCCGCAGGCGTGCACAGCCAGAGCGTGAAGGCCATGGCCACGGCCCATATCAGCGCGGCGGTAATCACTTCCCTACGCGTCATCGGGCGCTGGTAATCCGCGTTGCGGCGGCGCTCCATCTGGCACACGGCGTTGTAGGCATCGGCGCCGCGCTGGTTGCGGAGTTGGGTGTTCATGCTGAAATCTCCTTCCCGTCGATATCCACCGCGACGCATGCGCGAACTACGCGCGGAGCC